CCACAATAAGGTGAGAAATGTTTAGTAAAATCACCACTAACCTTAAAGAGACCCTGAGCCGTTGCAGTCACAGTTCCTAAATTTATAGTTGTTTCGTCTGATGGATTAGGAGCATCAACCGTTATTATAAAGTCTCCCTCATTTGAACTGTTAATGTCAAGAAAGTTTGCGGTTATGTTTAAATCTAAAACATTTTCAACGGCTGTGGTTGCTCCTGAGTTTATACGTAATGGACTGCCTATTTGTGAATAGGTAGTTGTTAAATTACCAAGAGGAAGCGTGCTATTATAACCACGTCTCTGAAAACGCTGTCTAACTGTGCGCTCTAAACCATCTAGCTTAGTACCATCTGTAGCTACGTCTCTACCGTCTACTGTACCACCTACTGCGATGTTTCCAACAACGTCTAATGCTTCTGTAGGACTATCAGTACCTATACCTACTTTGCCTGATATGTCTAGAAAAGTTACAGCAGGAGTTGCTGAACCACTGTCATAAAACTTTAATGAACCTGCCTCTCCAACACCAATCGCCCACTGCTCTGCACCAGAGTTTTCTTGTAAGATAATACCTTTATGGTTAGCATTACATTTAATACCTACTGTAGCGTCTTGGTCAAGTGCAGAGGCTTCTAAATCACCTACTGTTAGAGTGTTTGCAGGACTAGCAGTACCTATACCTACATTGCCACCATAAGGATTTAATGATAAAGGATAAGCAGTTGTACCGTTGCTGTTTGCTATCTGAGTATACCAAGAGTTACCTGTATATCCCTGATGTGAAGATAAGCTAGAGCCATTATGGTTTTGAATCCTAACTTTAGCGTTTGTTACTGATGCGGCTAAATTAGGTGCACTAGCATTAGCACCAACTATGTGTAGTTTAGCACTAGGATTACTAGTACCTATACCTACGTTGCCTGTAGTTGTAACATCACCAGTAAAGTCTGCACCTGTGAGCATAGCCGCCCCTGCGGCATTGCCGTCTTCACCTCGTAAATCAGATGTGCTAAATCCCAACCCATCATCTGAGGTAAATGTCACAATTCCTGTTGATGAGTCATAAGACCCGCCTGTGAAGCCGTCACCGTTAGTGCCGTTAGTGCCTCGTAAATCAGTTGTGCTGAACCCTAACCCATCATTAGACGTAAATGCAATAACTCCAGTATTAGAGTCGTAAGAGCCACCAGTGAACCCAGTGCCGTCTGTGCCATCATCTCCGTCAGCACCAGTATCCCCACGGGGTATTGTTAAGATACCTGTGCTTGAGGAATAAGACGCATCAGTTCCTGCTGCGCCTGTCTGAACACCTAGCAAAGGAGACGTACCGTAAGTTATTACCTCTAGCGTATCTCCAGCAGCGGCTGGGGTTGTTAAAGTAAATGTCGAACCATCGTCAGCCGTAAAGTCGTTAGGTGTGTTTACGTCCCGTCTAGCAACTAGTCTAACACCATTAAGATATACATCTAGGTTGCCAACATCATAATTACCCCCACTAAAGGTGGACTGTGGTGAAGTAAGTGTAATTGACGCTCTTCTAACAGCATTGGATTCGCTAGAAGACATTAATTGCCAACCACCATCTGTTCGATACACTTTCATGGTGTTAACGCTAGAGTCAAACCACAGGTCGCCCTCAGAAGCTGTTGTGGGGGCTGTTGGAGTAGACCCAAAATACTTAGCGTTATACTCACCAGCAATTCTATCGGCTTTGTCAAGGGCTTCTTGAGCCATAAAGAAGATTTGGTTAGAGTCTTTATCTAGGGTCTCTGCCTTAAGCATTGAACCAGCAGTAAAGTCTACTGCTCTAGCTGCGGATGCTGTCTCACGCCTTATGCTTATCTTATCTCCGTTTGAAGGAGTGAAGCCTGTGAAAGCTACAAGATTACCCGTTAGCGTGTAATCAGTACCTTGTGTTTTGACAACATCGTTTACCAGAACAACAATGTCACTGGCTTGTTGGTGACTGGGGGCAACAAAGTTGCTTTGCCCCGTGTAGTCGTACTCATTTATAGAGTGTAAAGTGTTTGTCATTTGATTTTCCTATTATTTATATACGCCACGTATGGAGTCTTGTATTTTAAGCTGTCGCTCAAGAACCAGAGACCTAAGAGGATTTCCGTTTTCTTTGAGTGTGGTTTTAGAGTTCTTTAATACTCTCTCAAGAGCTGTTTCTTTAGCATCCTTAATAGCCTTCTTAGCATCTTTAACAGGCTCACCGTGAAAGGCTGGCTCTGCTGGATTGCCTAAAGGCTTTGTGGATTTACTGAGTCTGTGTAAAGTCTTAACCAATCTTTTCTTAATATAGGGTTTGTTAATCTCTGCCATCATAGCATCGTACAAACTAACCTCAATACCATCGTGTATTATTTCAACTTCTCTTAAGTCCGTTTTACCCAACTTGTTAGTTCTAAATTTAGCCCTAGTAAAGTTTCCATAACCTGATTGTTCCAATTCGTTAATCCACTCGTTTACTTCCAACTCTTGTTTAGACCGACCAGCAGCACGTTGCTCTTGTGTAGAGTACCAAAAAGGGTTCATGACTGTCATAGGGTTATCAACCTCCCTTACATTACCAAAAATATCATACTTTCTAGGTATTGCTGGGTGGTTTGGTGCGAAACTTGCCAGAACCCTCTGTTTAAGATTAACAGGAGATGTTAACTCAGCATCACCCGCAGCTACCTGTCCCTTTTTAATAATACTAGGGACAACCATTAAGGCTTTCTTAACACCTAAGTCCTTGGCAACACTCCAGCCATCTTCTCTTGCATCAGGGCTATCAGACGTAAATGAACCTACAGCACGAGAACCAGCGGTGAACGTATCTACAATACCTGAGAATAGGGCTGAGTCTTGGAAGGCACTGATGAAAGTAGCCATGGCAATACCACCTGACGCTAGTAGTCTGTCATCAAGACCCTTTCCTCTGTTGTTAAAGTTTTCCTGTTCTCTTGTAGCAACAACACCATCAAGGGCGTTTACCATAATAGTAATAGGAATACGTAAAGGTTCAAAGCGTTTGTAGTCAATTGTCTTACCATCGTTACCAATAGCTATGCTTAACGCACCAAGACCATCTGTTTCTTGTTCACCTGTCATGGTGTAATCTCTATTAGCACTGCCTGTAATCTCACCCTGCGCCCACTTTGTAGTTACATACATCATTAACGCAAAGGCTAGTGTAGCTTCAGTCTGCGCCCTAGCCTGTCTACCTACACCGTTCAAACCAGCTAAATCTTTTCTAAACTGTGGAAGTAAAAGGTTAATAGCAGGAGTCAATCTAGCAGACTCATGAAATACCCAAGCTGGGGTTCTAAAGAACAACTGACCAAAGATTTTAGCAATCGGGTGTGATTTATGTAACTCTTCTAACCTCTTAGCTCCGCTTTCCATAGCACCAGCAAGACCTGTCTTACCTGTTTCAAAGTCTTTCTTATAGAGAAGAGTTTCTACGTAGTCCTTAGCGTTAGCAGCGAGCCTTTCTAGTTCATCTGCCTCTGCATACATAGGTTGTGCATCTTTGCGCTTGTTTTGTTTAACCAGTATATCAGCTTGTGTTCTTAGCTCTTTAATCTTAGTGTCATCACCAAGCCGTCTAAAAGTTTTAGAACCAAACTTCTTAACATTGTTCGCTACGTACTCAGTTAACTTATCACCTTCTAGTTTTAACGCTCGTCCTTTTTCATAAATAGGGGCAAGGGCTTCTACTGTTAGCTTTTCGTCATAGCTTTTGTTAACTTCAAAAGACATATTATCATCAATGTATTTTTTAAGCTCATCGCCTTTAAGTTTCTTGTCCATCCCTTTTGTTAAGAGTCGGTCAAAAGCATCACCAGCAATATAACCCGCTGCTGCTACCTCTTGGTTATAAGCATCAGTAGAACCTAGTAGTCTAGGGAAGGTTCTCATATACGCTGCCATCTTACCTTTGTTCTTAATACCTTCTCCAAGAAATCTTGAGATGTCCTTAGTAAGTAATGTTTGTTCAAATTCCCAAGCAGCTTTAAAAGAATTACGTGCTGCTTTCTGAGCTGCAAACATATGACCATACACCCGAACCATCCGTCTCCACTTAGTTAGAGACAAGGGGCTAGATATAATCTGGTCAATTAAAGGGTACGTGTAGTTCTTAAGCATTGGAAACACAGTGTTAATGATAACTGTAGAGGGGCTGAACACACCACTAATAGAAGCTTCTACATACATCTCAGCTACTCTATTAATTTTATCGTATCTGGTTTGTGTTTGCCCTTCTCTTAGGTTCGCTTTTATTATAGCTGCTTCGTCATCTCTTACACGAAACATCTCAAAAGCTTTTACTTGTTCTTTAGGATCGTCGCTAGAAAGCAGCTTGTTGATTTGAGGATCATACTTTTCGTGAACATCTCTCAAGTTTTTAAGCTGTGTTTTCTCGTGTGCTATTTGTAAAGCTTCTGGAGTTACTTTACCTGTCTCTGGATCAGTCTTAAGTTGTGACCTTAGTTTAGCATTGTTTAGATCAAGACCACTGTAGGAGTTTACGTGTTCTGCACCAGCACTAGCCTGTAAGAACTTTGGTAGGTTTTCATCATAAGCTTTTTGTGCCATTGCTCTCTCGTAAGCTGACTTAGAGGTGTCATTAACGATAGCATCTAACTTAAGGGCTACGTCACCAAAGTATCTCTCAGCGTTGTTGAAATCAACCACAAGCTGACTGAACTCTTTACGGTGAAGCTCTAGTCCTTCAAACCTAGACAAGACATCATCAGCAAACTCAGGGTTCATGTTTACTTCTTCGATAATGTTCTCAACTTTAATGTTAACCAAGTCTCTCGCATCACGAAGCACAAGCTGTCCCATCTTGACACCTGTCCACTCATCTTGCTTAGGAGTGGGCAATCCATCAGGATCAGTCTTGGGCTGTTCTTTTGCTTTTGGTTTAGGTGTGACCTTAGCCTCTTCTACTGCTTCCTTTGCCATCTGTTCAGCAACGAAGTTATCTTCAGCAGCTTTCTTCTCCATAGCCTTACGAGCTTTTCTTGAGCCTAGCTTGGCAGCAGTAAAGTCAATGGCAGTACCTACAGCAGCACCAGCGACAAAACCTACACCAGCACTAAGAGCTGTTTGCCCAGCATTGAACTCTGCCTGTGATCCTGCATCAACTCGAACAGCTTGATCCATAGTATCATAGGAAGCACCATGCGCTGCCCCTTCTAATCCAGCAACCATCATTGTTTTACCTAAAGACTTTTTAACTTGTCCTTTTAAGGTTTCTTTAACAATCTTTTTGCCTGTTAGTTTAGCAGCTTGAGAGACAACAGCCCCTGTACCTAGTGTAGCAATACCTAACCAGTTAGTAGCATCAGTTAACATTTCCCAACCAGCTTGCTTTGCTGTGTGCCAGCTAGAGTTAACTTCGTCATATTGATCTAACATATAGACAAAAGCTTCTTTAGTTTTCTGATCACCTTTTTGTGTAATAGTATAAGTGTCAATAGCTTGGTCTGTAATGTTAAAATTAAAACCAGCCATCTGCTTTAAACCATAATCAGCTATCTTTTCTTGAAAGGTGTTGCCTTCATAATCTTCCAAGTCTTGTTCTGTTGGTAAAGCGTTGTGGTTTACGTGGTAAAGTCTAAGAGAACCTTCTACCCAGTGCCTTTTCTTGTGTAGTTTGGTATGATCTAAATCTTCCTCGACTACACCAAAGGGTGTGTAATCAGCCATATTAGCCTCCGTATTTTTCTAGCATTTGGTCTACAAGCCTTTGAACAGCTATCTCACCAGCAGTGTCAGCAGCATCATCAGGAGTAACTAAGTTATCTCCGTAGTCGAAAGCCTTAATATTGTTCAATCCCAACTCATCAATTATTATGCTTCGTATGTTACCTTCGTTAGCTGGGGTAGCTTTCTTCTTGCCTCTGATCGTCCTGTTGTTAAACTTCTCAATAGCGGCTTCTATGCCAGCCGTTACTTCAGTATCTAGATCAAAAGTAGCAGACTCTTCGTTAAACCCATATTTATCACTCATTAATTCATAAGCTTTTGTAGCTTCAGTCTCTGCTTCTTGTTCAATCTTTACACTTCTTTCTGAGTTTTCATCCGAGATAGAGTAAGCCGCTGTTTCGCCTTTTGCTGTTACTTTATAATCATCAGGTTTAGTATTAGACTGTTCAATTCTAGGGTTGTTATCTTTAGGATCATCCTTGTCTATAATACCCTGCCTAAGCGTGGGTTCTTTTACTGGAGGCTCTACAACAACGTCATCTGTATCGACAACATCGTCATCATCAAAGTTCATGCCCGACATAGCGTTACTGAAACTATCAGTGCTGTTGGTATTGTCCTTATTAATCTTTAAGATTCTCGCTGCCTCTTTTTCTATCTCTTCTCTGATTGTTACTTCCTCTGAATATTTCACAACTCCGTCTGCCTCTGCCTCTTGATAAAGCCTAACAAAAGCATCTTGTATCTGTGCGGTGATTTGACCGACAAGAACATTACTGCCGTCTAACCCGTCATCAAACGTATCGAACAGGTTATTCTGTAACATTACCATAGAGGGGGCAACAGCTCTTCTATACGTTGGGCTTTCAAGAACACCAGACATTGTGTAAAAACCTTCTAACTCGTCATCTAGCTTTTTCTTTTCAGCCATATCCATGCCTTTTGTATTATAGATAAGCTTACGCATATCACTCATACTAGGCTCTCTTACTACGTCATCATCACCTTTATAAGGTGTAATACCATAGATCATTGACCGAACATTATCCTTAACTTCGTTATACTTTTTATTGGAGGCTTCTGTACCTACTATAGGTTGCTGCATTATTTGTACTAATTCAAGCTGAAGCTCTGGGTCTTTTATATCATCAAAGTTAATAGTTCCTGTATCAATTAAAGACTGTGCAGCTTCGCTTCTTGCTTTATCATAATTTAGCTTTTTTGTTAAAGCCGTTTGTTGATCGGTGTAAGTCTTTGTGGCTCTAGCTCGCTGTTCCATTTTATAAGAAACTTGTGAGTTAATAATACCAAATAAGGGGTTCTTAAAATCAGTGTTACTTATGTTATGATCTTGAAGTATATCTGTGTTACCTGTCGTTTCGGCTACCTCTTTAGCAACCTCAAAGTAAATTTTATTCTTGGCTGTGTTATCGAGACCTGTTAAGGTTTTATCTAACTCAGTTACCTTATCCCACATTTGTTTACCAGTTAGTATTACTTTGTTACCAGCCTCATCAACAGTGTCGTTCATAAAGATTTTGGTCACATCTTTAGTATGTCTATCCGTTAACATCCTTTCATTATGTGCAGTGCGTTTTGATTGAGCATCGGCACGAAACTTTATCTTGTTCTTATTTAAAGAGTCTAGTTGTGCTGCTTGTCGGTGTATGTTGTATCCATCTTTACCGTCTACTGCTACATTGTATTGACCTAAGAAATTCTCTAAGGCTTCATCCGTAAGAGCAATGTTAGGGTCTTTATTATAAGCTGTGAGCATATCGTTATACATTACAGCATCATCATCCGTACCAATGCCCTGTGCCAAGCGTATGCGTAAGTATTCAGGGAGGACTGTATAGTTTTTACTCTGCTCAATCCTTTTTATTGTGCCGTCTTTTAGCTCTTGCTGTACTCGAGCTTTCGTTGTTGACAGAGAAGCCTCTTGCTCCTGCCTTAACTTTGCCATTTGTTTCTTACCAACTTGTGAAACAGTACCAGCAGCAGAGTCAAGAGCCGCAGCCACTTGCATACCTTTGGTATTTCTTTCACCTTGAACGAATGTATCCACTCGTTGAGCAGTAACCTGATAATCAGGCGCAGCCGCAGCATTACGCCAATTTACTGATTTATCTATTGAGGTTGCCATTTAGTTTTTCCTATGAATAATTACTGTAGTCCTGAGCAGCCCCTAGGACTGATTGACCTATCTTTAAGCCTGTCGCTGTAGAGCTTGGTTTGGACACTGAGTTGATTCTGGACTGAGTTCTTGATCTAGAACCTAGTCGCTGTTCTTGTAGGTCTTGCATGGTGTTGCCTAAATTTCTATCGACAACAGTATTAGCAATTAGACCCTGACGTTCTATGTCTTGGATTACTGCATTGTTGTTTAAGATTGCACCGCTTTCGCCACCAGCTACAGTTGCTCGTGCCGCCATCTCTCTTGTATCTAAATCTGTTTGTAGTTTCTTTTCAGCAGCCGCTGTGTCTTCCTGAGCTGCCTGTATGTTAAGTTGTCGTTGTTCATCTTTTTGTGCTTGTAGGGCGTTCTGTCTGTTGGAGGCTTCTTGTGCTTCTTGAGCTTTATGCGCTTGAGAAGCGGAAGCAACTCCCATTACACCTGAAGCCACACTAGCGAATTGCCCTAGTGTTGCTGTAGCTGCTGCAACATTAGCTATCGCTGCTGTTGAACCCACGGCTGCTGTGGCTGTAGCACCACTACTTGCTATTGTAGCTATGGCTGTTATTGGATCACACATTTTCTTTTATCCTCACAAATTGGTAGAAGGGTTGTTTTCCTACTCCGTATTCTTTTTCTAGTTTGATGAACTGAAAGCCTAGTGCTTTTAACCATCTCATCGATACTGTATTTTCTGCGTGTACGTAGTTAAGCAAGAGTGGGTGTTGGTCATTCTTTTCCTCCACCCACTTTGCTGAAACTGGTAGCATCACCTTTTTGGTCTCAGGTAGTTTATGAGAACCTAACAACCAAGGACTTGCAAATATACCACAATCAGACAACCCAAACATTCCCACTACATCACCATCCTCATGGATGATACTAAAGCATTCAGGAGCAGAAGCGTTATAGCTTTCCTGTAATGCCCTTAAGGGTGTAAGCCCATTACTAGCCATTACTTCCTTAGCGTCTTGTTCACGCATAGCTGGGGCTAGTTCTCGACAATCCTGAAATGTTGCTTTTCTATAGTAGTGTGTCATATTTAGAGTCTCTGGTTTCGTAGTACGATGTACCCCTCCCACTCTGCACTTTGGAACGTGCTGGGAAGGTGCGTGTCGTTGGTTATTGTTATGTCTGTTTGTGATGCTTGTGCTTGTACGCCTACCTCAAACGAACCGTTGTCAACGATGCTTGTTTGATCTAAGACGGAAGTCGCATCTAGAATATTACCTGTAAACTCTGTGGTCTTAACAGGCTTCCCTAAAGACTCTACAGCGACCTCAAAGCTACCTGTGTCACTAAAGTTAAAGGCAATCTTTCTTAACTGGAATCTAGCCAAGTGTGTTGCGTCACCCTGTACTGGTTTAAACACTTGCTCTGAGAGTTTGTATTTAAAGGTATAAGGTTTGCCTATGTATATATCATTATCATCTAAGTATTCTAGAAGATCGTCAGAAACAATCGAACTAGCAGCGTAAGGTTCCGTGTAATCTGCATCAGCAGCTGCGTATCGCCCTAAATGCTGCCCGTCCAAACTTACCGCCTGTAAATTGTCCCCAGCAAATTGATCATACCACTTAGGAGGTTCTCCCACATTATTATTAGCAGCAGCTGCGATTACCCTGTTTATTATAGTTAAATGGTCGAGGTGCGGTTTAGAAGTGTCATAGGTTAAATCAATTTTATCAAAATAACCATTTCTAAAGACAAGGTAGATTAAGTTGTTAGTGAAGAATACGTGAGTTACTTGGTCATCAAACGTCCATTTAGACCACGAGCTTTGTAATCTTTCCTGACCGTTGTCGTACCATTTATAAATATACAAGTCTTTTTTAGAATCAAAAGTTCCATCATCTGTTAAAGCTACGAGCATATCTTCGTTAGGAGATGTAACCATCTGCCTTACTCTTCCTTTAAGATATTTAGGAACGTGGGATGTAATGTTTAACGCATCCTTAACCTCTACGTCATCTTTTGTGATAAACTCTCTTACCCCACCATAGTCACCATTACGTGTAGCGAAGAAAACACTAGTACCTGAACCTACAGGATCAGACGTAAGGTCACTCTCGTACCTTGTGGACTGCTCTATTGTTACCTCTGCTGGTGTTAATAGCTGATCTGATGAAAGCGTAAATTGGTTTAGAGCTGAGAATAGTAGTAAGTTATCTTGAATAGGTAAGGCTGCTTTAAGATCGGACACCTCGTTCTGACTCACTGCCACATCAATAGGGTCTGAGTCTAATAAGGAGCGTACTGTTGTGCGGAAGAAGTTGTAGTAGCCGCTTGCCTCACTAAATATTACATTCTCTCCTGATAGAATACCTAGGCGGTTTCGGTGGAAGAATATATCCGTTATCTTGTTCCCTATAAAACTAGGGAAAGGGTTAGTGTCATTATCACCGCACTTACGGTTGTCCCAAGATATAGGCTGGAATGAGAAACTTTCGTCAGCGTTCTGTATTAGTTGGTGTGGCATGGTGGAAGCGTTAATACCGTTATTTACATTAGGAGCTACACACTCTCTCCAAAAACCTGAACCACCTTCACCTTCAAATTTAACATAGAAATCGTCTTCTTTCTTTTGGTTATCTCCTACAACGCCTAAGACAAAACCATCCTCGCATTGGTTGGGTAAGTCTGTAAACGATTTAGCAGTGCCTCTGAATGCTTTAAGGTTCACACCCCCGTCATCATCTGAAACTCTAATTGTATAAGGAGAGGTATTAGACCTTAAAACAAAATAAGGCAATTCAACAGAGCCAGCTGGATATACATGTGAAACATCAGCGGCTGATGCGATGCCCCTCAGTCCGTTAATTACTGTGGACGTTTTGAGAACATCTGAATTTATTGTTTGATCACCAGTACTAACGGTAGTTATTTGTTTTACTGTAGACGTTGTCCTAGTCGCAAAAGCAGTTCCGCTTGAATTAAGTAATGTGACGTTATAGTTTCTCCCGTAATTTACACTCTTGAGGTAAACCAAAGACTTTCTAGTATCGTGTGTCAGTACTCCTTGGCTAGTGCTGGGAAGACCTACTGTTTTATCAGTGTTAACGACGAACGTGGCATCTGCAACTGTAGTGAACTTAAGTTTAGACGCATTACCTAGATAGGTGCTTGTGTTGTGTGTGTTCAGGTTAATCACATCACCGTTTGGTTTAAAACTACCAAAATTTGATTGGTAGCGTAAATTACCCTCTTCATCGTATACAAGCACAATCGGGGCTGCTTGGTCAATTTCAACCGCAACAGTATACAACTCATCATCGCTTCTTTTATAAGTGTGCCAAGTGTATTCATTAGCATATATAGGGGCGGTGACGGGAGTTCCAGTACCAAAGTAGTTAACATAAATACCAGAAACAGGCGTTGGTAAAGATTCTACTTTAATAAGAGTCTTTATAAACTCAGCGGGTGGGCGTTTCTTAAGACCGTCAACCACATCTGATAAACCGTTTTCTTGTTCTTCTCCTTGACTCTCCAAGCGAAGACTTGGGGATTGTTGAGACACCCCGTTAATCAGGTTGGGGATGCTTTTAGAAACTAAAGCCATTTAGATCACCTTATATCCGACTGAGCGATCAAGAACACTATACGTGCCTCCATCGTCAAATATGTTATAGTCCCCGTTTTCACTTTCCATTTCCTTCAAAGCGAATAGGGCTTGTTGCTCATCAGCTCTGTTCATGGCTGAGAGGTTATCGCTACCGACTACTCTTTCTTGGAATAATCGTGCAGCTTTAATTGTTATGTATCGTCTTGCTACTTCTGGTATCTGTGTGAAGTCTAGCATATAGACAATATCTAGTTTTAAATCTTTATTGATGATGTCTGTGTGTTGTACTTTGTCGTACATGAACAGACCACGTTGTACGTATTCATTCTTGTTGCTTCTGTACTTATTTACTGAACTAGCTAGGTCAGCCCGTAAGACATTTGCCGCCAGTGGTATCTTACCATTAGAATCTTTAGCTGCTGGTACATCTGGCTCAGTGTTGAAGTTCCAGCCAAATGACTGAACATCTCTTGAAACTTCATTGAGTACAGTCTCAGCCGTTTCAGCATCAACTAAACCAGAACTTAAGCTGTTGACTGGTGCTTCGCCAATGGTCGAGAGCATAGAGTTTACAGCCTGAAGCTGTGTTGTTGGAGTTGTCATGTTTACCTCAATGAAAAAATAAAGAAAAAACACCCCCCGAAGGAGGTGTTCTTAAAGTTTACTAAACTAATCTTATGAAGCGTTAGTCAGTTTAACAGCACACTCAGGACGCAATGAGCTGTGACCCATAGCATAACGAGCTACCATTAGTGTACCTTGTCGTGAAACTTGGTACTCTGATTCAACGCCTAAGTCTAATAGCTTAACTGTTGCAGCAGCATCTTTAGTGAATACTAAGCCTTTAGAACCTGAAGGTAGGTTGTTAGACATATACACTTTTGCGCCACCAATCAAAGGAACAGTACCAGTGTTCAAGTTACCACCTGTACCGAAGTCTTTGTTCATTACACCAGCGATGTTAGAGTTAGAGCCAGAGAACATTTTGTAGTAAGTTTCTGCATCAAGTACAACAGACTTCTCACCAGTTACGTTCTTAGTATCTAGAGCTTCTAGAGCTTTGAAAATAGCATCGGCTACGTCAGTACCAGTAGAAGCAGAAGGAGCACCAGCAATTTCAATATCAGCATTGTTCTGGGCAGCACCTTGAGCGTACTCAGCAGTATCGTCAGTTGCAGCAGCGACAGCAGAGAATACAGCTGTATCCGCAGCTTTAGCTAGAGCAGTACCGATCTCAGTAGAGTAGATAGAGCGAACATCATAGTGGTTCATTGCTTCATCAATTTTCGCAATGAAAACGGAAGAAGTTAGAAGATCGTTGATGTTAACTACTTTCTCACTGTGAGCGATAGCACTTGGTACTACCTCGTTACCAGCCACAAGAGTTGCAGTAGTAGCGATACCTGTTAGTGGGAACTGTGCGCTAGAACCTGAAGAGATTGTGCGTACACGGTGTAATGGCATTGCGATGTTGTTAGTATTGAAAGCTGTAAGGACTTCGCCCGTAAACGTCTTTAGAAAGAGTTCCTTGGCGTTAGCACCAGTACCAGCGTTTTCACCCAATCGTGAGGGTGCAGCATAGTTGCTAGACATAATATTTTACCTTTTGTTAAATGTTTAAATGAATGTTTAATGTTTAGTCACTTAACACTTAATCTTTCCGCTTAGATTGTCCCCGCAGGGGTCAAAGGTAATTAATCGTTGTGTTTCGTTCCTGAAAAAAGCCCTCCGAAGAGGGCATAAAGAGACTATTGTATGTCGCTTCGAGCTATCTTAGCCGAAACAGACTGACGGTATGCTGGATCACTATTGTATCGAGGGTCGCTCATAGCTTGGGTCACTTCTGCCCAAGAACTATAATTACCGCCTGTTGAGTTACTGGATTGTCCACCTATGAGAGATGGGTCTGTACCCTCCGCAGCTTGATACTTTGTTTGTAATCCTGACACAGCCAACTTGACCATATCAACGTCTCCTGAACCTACAGCTCGATCAAAGGCAGCGATTTCGTTATCCGATAAGTTATCGCCCGCCCAGTTAATCATGTCACCGTAAGCTTGTTCACCGCCTACACTTTCATAGACAGCTTTTTGATAGTTGTTTGCTAGGGCTTCTTGTCCCTGTATCCAACTGTTTACCAAATCTTGTGGGAAGCCAGCTTCACTGAGCTTAGTATAAGCATCTTCAGATAAGCCTCCCTGTTCGTTATACTCCGACTGTAAAGAATCAAAATCAACGCCAGCATTTTCTACTGCTTCTCTAACGTCACTTGCTTCTTGTTGTGGAGTTGGTTCGGGTGCAGCTTCAGGCTCAACGCCTTCCTCTACACTTTCCCCGCCTAACTTTTTCTCTAGATGACCATAAGCTTCAGCCATCTGTTCTGCGTTTTTAAACTTCTCAGGCAACCAATCTGGTCGATCACCTTGGGACGGGTCGTTTAACCTATCCAGTTCGTCACTCTTTGCAACCATCTCGTCGATGTGTTCTTGTGACTCTGTTTGTTCTTCGTGTGTACTAATGCTTTCTTGATTCATAATAGTCTCTTTTAGTTTTATTCTTCAGCTTGCTGTTGTTGTGCAGCTTCAGTCATGCCTTTAATAGCAGGGGCTACGCCCTTCTCTGCCATTGCCATCATTTGCTGTTGTTGCATCTGTTCTTGCATAGCTTGTTGTTCTTGCATCTTCTGCTCATCAGATTTCACAAGACCCTGTGTATCAATACCTAGCGATGCGCCAAGACGGTCTAAGTAGTCTCCAATGTTCAACTCACTTTGAATTACTTCTTGACCAAGTGGTTGTAGCATTTGTAAGAACTGGCTTAGTTTGTTTAAGTCCTGTCCACGACCTAGAGCTTCTAGACCAGTGACGATCTGCGGCTTCAAGGTGTCTTTAGGGAACTTGGGCATCTTACCTTCTTTCTGCATCTTTGCTAGAAGGAGGTTGACTAGGGGAACTTGGAACTCTTGTGATAGTACAGAGTAAATGCCACCTAGAGCTGTCTCTAGCTCCTGTGCCATGTATCGTACTTCTTCTGCTGTTACTCTCTCAGCTTGTCGTTGAACAGAGCTGTTAAGCAGGAAGGCAAAAGATAAGCGTTCTGTAATCTTCTGCATTGTTTCTTGTGCTACTCTAAAGTCATTAAACTTGTTGGCTTGTAAAGTAGTTACATCGTTAGCATCACCAGAGACAATACCACCGTTAGGGGCATCTGCAATACTTCTCATCTTAGTTGTACCGTTTGGTCTTACTAAGAATAAAAGTTTAGCACTGGCAGCACTACCTTCGACAATAGCTCTGGTGAGTGCTTCTAGAGATTTTAAGTCACCGACAATTTCTTCACAGAAAGAACGACCATAGTGGTTGCCATCAACAGCAATAAAGCGGAGTGCCATCCAAGGTAGTTTATCTTCTGCGTATGAACCTTTAGTGCTTTCAATAACAACGTCATGGATTTCTTGATGCACTTCAAACTTCTTACCCACTCTCTTAACACAGGTGAAAATATCACATTCTTTTTTACTAGTGTCTAATTCATAGTCAGGGTTTTCTGTTAGAGCCTGTAAGACATCTTTAGGCAGCGCATCATACGCTACTGTCTCTTTGGTAATAATCTTTAAGATGTTGCCCATCGTGTCTCGTTGGACAACGTAACGATCTAGTCTAAATACTTTCATTCCACCTTTGGGCGGCATATGGACTAAAGCGTTACCCGCTACTATTAATTGCTTAAGTGCCTCGAATGTTGGAACTCGAATGGCTTTTGATTCTATGACCTGTGTTGCTGATCTTTCAATACGAGCGAGTGCTTCTTCTGCCTTACCTCTGGCATCCCCGCCTAACTCTACTAGATCATAATCATCTATAGTTAAACGAAAGAATGCTTGGTTGGGAGGGAGAAGAGTCATCAGTAGTTTAGAAGCAAGGTTGTTAACACCTCTTGCGCCCACTGACTGATAAGGGGTATCGTACTGAGTTGACCCTGTATGCCCTTCAGGGGGCATAAGTGTAGGGATTGTTAACTCCGCACAAGACCTTGCTCGTGTAAGAAAAGCATCACGATCTGCCGCCATGTTTTCATAAGCTTTGGCTATAGATTGATCGTGCATCATTTATATCCTATTTTTTAATTGTTAGACCTGAGCCACCACTAGACTGCCCTGCGTAATTAGCACCTGTGTTGTTGTTTCGTCTAAGCTGTTTAGCGCCTTTACGTTTTTTATTTAAAGATGTAGCGTTAGAGTCTACCGCATTCTCAAGTTCAGCGGGAGCTTTCTCTGGTGGAGGCGGTGCTACTACAGTGGGTGGTGGTGGCGGGGCTTTAGGGGTTGATAAACACATAATTAAATCTCTTCTGGTTGGTCATTCTCTAACATGAGTTCCATGCGTTCAATGACGGATTGTTGCCCCTGTAAAAATGCTATATCATTCTCTGATATATTTCTTTTATTAGGGAGTTTATTGGGAAAAAGTTTCCTTAAATATTGTACTAAGTCTTCACTTATGAATATGTTATTCTTCATTTGTTACTCTCTATAGGGGGTGGTTAGAGCCAGCCCAGTTATGACGGGAAGTGTAGCCAGACGTTAGCGATGATGTGGAGGCAAGTTACTACCTCCAACACCGTTATCCAGTTCCTATATTTCGCATGAACCTGACGAGCAAGCCAACTCCTGAGTTCCAGTAGTGGTGTCCTCTTTTTCATATTCACCTAGCCTGTCCCATTCAATCTCTGAAGGGGTCTCTCGTTTAAGTTCCATATACCTGTCCTTATCAATTGCTTCATAAGGAGCTTGGGCATACACATGGTCAGTGCGTGGTAGGAAGCTAATACCTGAGCAGCTATCTAGTCGTTCCCATAGCCATTGTCCTGCCGCTAGGAACTCATCATCAGAGTAATATATAGTCACACTAGGTTTATGTTCACACCAGTGTTCCTGATATATCTCCCACAAATCTAACTGTTGTTTGACGTTAAGTTCGTTAACACAGGTTGCGCCCTTTGGTGCTTTAACAGGGAAGTCAAACACGTAGTTCTCTGTGTTCATTACATCCTTCTCCCAAGACACTCCCGCATCTTTTAGGAATGCAGAAATAGGGTCTTTGCCATCGCTTCGTACTCGTCTTATATAATAAGGGGAGAACCTAGCATGGATACCACTAGCACTGTCTACCAGTTGGGACACTGTACCTGATGGCTTAACACACGTAATAGCTGTTGATTGGTTAACACCTAACTCAGCCGCAAACTGTTTATTAGTTTGTACTGCAATCTTCTTTAACTTCTCTAAAGTTTCCTTCAGTACCACTAAGCTACCTTTACCTGATAACAACTTGTGATCCATGATGCCTGTCATACTTACACCAAGTAAACATTCTTCTTCGGTGTTCTTCTTCCAGACAGAACGTACATACCTAAAGTCAGTCAGTGTTGACTGTAGTGTCCCCAGTATCGTAGCTAGTCGTGTCTTACGTTCTAATGATTCTTGTGTGTCATCAGAGCGTACTACAATCTCAGACAAGTTACATACCTGTGCTGACCGTAGAATAATCTCACTACATGGGTTAGTACCAAAGTCATGTCCTATCTCTCTACGTCCATTTCTCTCTGCTTGTTTCTTTGCAGCAGTACGGGAGAAGATACCACGTTCACCAGCTTTAGACTTATAGAGTGCTACCCATTCTTCCAAAAAGGTTTCATACTCTGGCTTCTCATTGTAGACGGCACTGTTGTTTGCCAAGGCTCTTTGCGTTTGTGTCTCCCACCAATTCCCAGACTTCGCATGACGCATACGGTCATCAGACAAATTAGATAGAGAGATGAGAGCAGACCTACGCACACCCCCAACAACAACAATCTCAGCAACTTTACACACAATGTCATGGCATTCAATACTCGTTAGCTTACGTCCAGCAGCGTTCTTGAAAGTATTAACAGTAAACTCGAACAGCCTAACCAAAGGATCAGCTCCACTCGATCTGCCACCAAACGTCTTAAGCCGTTCACCTTTAGCCCGTAACTTAGAGACATCCCAAGTAGGCACTTGACCCGAATACAAAAGACTAACCAACTCACGGAAAGCTTTAGCCCAACCAATCTTACTGTCTGCAACATGGATTGTAGTTTCTGTTTCATAAAAGTCCTCACTTATGGTTGGTAGTTTAGTAACAGACTGTCTCTCTACGGAGAACCCTACGCCTGTGCCACACATTAATACATATAATATCTCATCAAATACTCTTGGGTTATCGACTGCTATGTAGCTACAGTTAAAGCCCGCCATGTTATCTCGATCAAGTGCTTCGCCCGCTGTCATAAGACAACGCATGGATGGCATGATCTCTTGCCTGTGTATTGCATTAAACAATTCCTTAGCAAGTTTATCGTCTATCTGTCCACGCTCTACCCAGAAGTTAATGTACCGCTGTACAGTTTCCTTCCATGTCTCTCTTCTGTTATCTTCTTCCCGCCACCTAGCGTAACGGGATTTGTGTATGTATTGTTGATATGAATCCATTCTTAACCCTCGCTCATACTGTCAGAGATTCTGTCGTAACATTCTTGACAGACTAAACCTTGTTCGCCTGACTCTGGTTGATCTGTTAAATGTTCTATTTTAAACTGCTTGTCACAGCAGTCGCAGTATTCTTTCATCGTTCATCTCCTGAGCCTTTAAGCGTGTCGTTAATCTTACGCTTGTATAGTTTGTTTAAATTATTAAATGCAATGTCACTCAGGTTTAGCCCCGCCTCATCTGTCAGCATGGCTAGATACCAAAACACATCTCCTAGTTCTGATGCTAGTTGTTCTTTAAAGTTAGCTGGCTCTCCGTCCCTAATCTTTTTCTTAACCTTCCCTGCTACTTCACCAGCCTCGCTTGCTAGACCCATAGTTAGATATACTAGCGATGAGTCTTTAGGGAAGACGGCTGTGGCAGCACACTTACTTTGATACCAATCAAACCCTTCAAACATCCCTGTAATTTGTTCATAACTTGCTCCACCTAAATCGTTACTCATCCCCAATTCTCCCCTTCGGTTTTTTCCATTAATTCAATCATCTTGTTTAAGTACCAGACAGCCTTCTTTGCATCCTGTATAGGTTTGCCTTTATTCCATAGTCTAGTGCTGGTGTATTTAATTACGTTTCCGTGACAATAGGAGATAGCATCAAACTCCCCTAGCACATCTACAATGTAATCTATTGTTTCTATCTTCCCTGCATTGTAATGCTCTGGGCTGTTGACAGGATCAGCGGCTCTTTCTGTTATCTTAACTTCTGAAATTACTGCATCCATAAACTTACCTCCTTAGTTTTAAAATCATATTCACCGTCACGTAGTATACGAGCCAGTCTTGCGTTCTCTATGGCAACCTCTTCACCAAAACCTTTATCAGCAAAAGCATCAACAACTGTTTGCCATGTTGCACCGTTCTCTTGAAGCAGTTTATCAGCTGTCTTCGCTCCAACAGTAGGGCAACCTTTGTAGTTATCAGTCGAGTCACCTATTAATGTTTGGTACAAGAACCAGTAGTCAGCTTCCTCTTGATCTACTTCAGTAACTTTACCGTCAAGCAAGTGGTAGGCAGGGATTGTTAACAGGTCTTTGTCTATAGACCAGATTACTGTATTCTTATCCGCACTGCCTAGTATTCCTAGGAGGTCATCTGCTTCTAGCTTATCCTCAACTTTACCATTGTAATTATCTGATAAATATTTTTTAGCAAAATTTAGAAGCATGGGTTTGCGTGTACCCTTACGGTTCGCTTTGTAATAAGGGGCTACATCTTTGCGGTACAACTTGTCACCAGACAAACACGTAATCACTTCATCACAACCAGACTCTTCTATTATCTTAGCCATGAAGTCCTCCATCGAACTTATGACATCCTTCTCGTGAGCGTGTAATGTCCACACCCCGTTGCCCCAGTCGATAGGAGTCTCTGCAATGACAGCAGCTTTGTACGCTACAATGTCACCATCTACTAATAGTGTCCTAGTATTCTTCATCGTCATCTCCCATCAGTTGATCTCGTGAAATCATCAAGCCTTGCTTTGCTAAAACTACCTGAAGGATTATCTCTCCGATCCATTTCAAGCCTAACGCCACACTTACAAAAGCGAAGCTGAATACAAAGATCATGTTTAGTAATGTCATTTCCATATCTATACCCTGTGTTTCTGTAGTCTTAGTTTACGAGTAATAGGATCAAACAGAAGGAACTGTACTCCTAGCTCTTTTTGTAAAGGTGTGCGTGAACTAGCGTAGCTTCCACGTTTAGTTTCTTTATTCATCTTCACATCAAACAAGTAAACCTCTCCATCTTTCATGCCTATAATATCTACAGCTCCTGTTGAGCCAGCATTATAGAACACCTCAAACCCTTCATCCCACAACCATGTGATTGCATAGAACTCTGCAACATCACCAAGCCTACTCGGACTAGTGAGTTTCTGCCCAACTTCTGCCGACATCGAACTCTGAGTCGAGAGGGCATTTGAAGTTGTAGTGTTGCTCTGTCTTTTTAATTGCTTCTTTAGTGATCGCACCTATGTCATCCTCCAAGCCTTCCTTAACTATGATTTGTACTTCATCATGCACAAACGCCACTATCGAAACTTCTTCGTTAGTGTAGCCTTTAGCACGTATCATCTTCTCGATGGTTGCGTACCAATGCTTGCAGACAATAGCTCCTGCTGATTGAAGTAATGTATTGAGAGCTGCATGGGGGTGACGTATAGGTATTATCCTACCATCAAGACCATTAATAGACTTCTCACCTTGTTGTGTTTCTAATCGTAACTTAATTGCATCGGTTAACTTCTTGAGAGCTGGGGTCTTGGCAAGGAAGCGTTTCTTAATCTGACCGCCTTCTTTTTTACCCTTACCGATGATCTCTCCAATCTTCTCATTCCCTGCTCCGTATAAGAAACCATAGATGAATGTCTTAGCTTGTGAGCGTGTAGCTAACCCTGCCGCATTCTGGTTTGCTGTATGGATATCGCCTTCTAAAATTTCTTTACCATATTTACCACCGTCATACCTTGACATATAATGAGCAAGGCAACGTAACTCTAAACCGCTTGCATCAGCCCCGAGTAGGGAGTAGCCTTGCGGTGCGTGAAATAATGAGCGACATTCCTTCCCAAAGGCGGCAGATCCTGATGGCACTTGAGCGACATTTGGATCACTATGTGTACACCTAGAAGTAACAGCACCCATGTGATTAACTCGACCATGTATCCGTCCCTTCTTTTCGAGCTTGAGCCATGCTTGTTTACCATTGCCTAATTGTCCTAATCTTTTGTTTAGCATTAAGAACTCTGTTAGCATCTTAGCTTCGGGCATATCAATTCCCGCCAAGATTTTTTCGTCAACTTTTGGCTCTCCTGATGGAGTAAACTCTTGTGGTGTCCAACCCTTCTTCATTAGCCTGTCGGCAATCTGCTGTCTCGATGCAGGGTTGAACGGTATTGTTTTTGTTTTGGTCTTTAGCTCAATGATCGTTGGCTCTAAGGTGTTAACCAGTTCAGTTTCAATCTCTTGCTTTCTAGCAGAGAGTTGGGTGTACAGTTTCTGTGCCGCTTCCACATCAAAGGGAAAGCCTGTCTGTTCTTGTTGGAACAACATCTTCGCCATCTCATGCTCAAGCTGCATTGGTTCGTGTGGGTAACGCTTGCGTTGTATCATCTCGTATAACTTTACGTTAAGACCAACATCCTGTTTACAATACTCTAACATTTCGGGGGTGAACTCTTCCCAAGCATCTTCTTGCTCACCGTAGCTACCCTTATGGTAGTTAAGCCTTTCACCCCAAGCCTTGAGTGAGTGTGAACCAATTAGTCTGTTAGCTACTGTTCGCTTAAGTAGGTCTTTTTCTTTTAGGTTTGACCATATAAGTCTAGAAGCTACTAAGGTATCAAACACTTCACCTTCGTATTTAAAGCCATACAGTTTCTCTAACACGGGCAGATCAAAACCAATTACGTTATGACCACCAATCTCAGGTGCTTGTGATAGTACAGTGAGACCTTCTTGCAAAGACTCACCATGATAACTATACACCTTACCTGTCTTAGTATCTTGTATAACTAGGCAGTGTATCTTTGTTACTTCATTCAGTAACCCATCAGTTTCAATATCAAATATCAGCATACAATCCTCTCGCTGGAGTGATTAAAAAGGTACATCAAATTCCTCTGACATACGACCTGTTGTGGTGGAGTAGTGAAGCTGTCCTGCTACACCTGTATCACCTGACCATCTGTTCTTTAAGATACGGACGGTTGTTACATTAGAAGTCTCAGCGTCCTGCTGGTTACGTTCTAAGCCAATTACTATGTCACTTAGTTGTGCGATAGCCGCACTACCTCGTAACTGGGATAATGAAGTTAACTGTCCTTCTTCATGTCCCTTGTCACCACTAGGTCTACGTAAATGAGATACGACAATCAATCCGATATTTAATTCTTCAGTTAGTGACCGCAAATTGGTCATCATGTTGTCTATGATCCGTCTCTCATCTCCACCCTCGATGCCTGAAACAACAATACTAATGTGATCCAGTATAATGTACTGACAACCACACCCTCTTGCTAGGTATCTAATCTTACCCAATAGGTTCTCGCTCTCAGTCGATCCCCAATGGTCATACATAAACACACGCCCTGTTCCTAGAGTTGCATCAAAGGCTTCTCTAAGCTCCTCTGTCTCAACTTCTTCAAGATGTACGGGTTTGCCTAAGTGTAAGGACATAAGTCCCTGTGCTGTACGCTTGCTAGATTCTTCGAGTGCTACATAACCTATCGTAGCTCCTTCATTAAGAAGGTGGTAAGCAAACTCTCTTGTGAGTTGTGACTTACCTAAACCTGAACCAGCCGTAACAGTTACGATTTCACCTAATCGACAACCGCCTATCTTGTTGTTAAGACCATCATAAGGATAGGGTACGGTGTGTACTTCTTTCTCTGTTGATACTACTTCCCATAAGTCTTCACCATTGATGATACCGTCAGGGGCAAACTCTTTTGCTGACCAAAACGCATCAATAAGCTCTGACTGTCTTCCTGCCTGTAGCATCTCACTCGCATCCTTGAGTGGTAGCTTGGCAATCTTAGCCTTGCGTGGTGATAGTAGTGCCGCACACTCTAGTGCTGCTTTCTTACCTACATCATCTTGGTCAAACATAAAGACAACCTGTTCGAACTTCTCTAACCATTCGATAGATTTTTTAATGTCTTTAACTGCTCCTGCCGCACCTGTCTTAATAGAGACAACTGCCCACTTGTTATCAAAAGCCTGTGACATGGATAGTGCATCCAACTCACCTTCTACAACGACACAGCTTTTACCACCGTCTCGCCAAAGGTTCTGTCCAAACAATACAGCTTTCTTTAAATCGCCTACGACAGCAAAAGTTTTATCAGGGTAGCGGAGCTTCTGTGCTACTGTGTTGCCGTCAGCATCTTTGAAGTTTGCTACGTGCATTCCGTCTGCCACTTGATAATCCCAAAACCTTGTAGTCTTCTCTGTTAAGTTTCTTTTAATCAGAGGTTGATAAGACCCTGTTTTGAATATCGTATCTTTTACTGCGTTCTCTACCAATCTGACCTCCTCTTGGGATTGCCCATAAGTTTTACAATTAAAGCAGTAGGTGTGACCATCAGAGTACAAGCTGTTTGCATCTGATGAACCACACTTACTACAAGGAGTGTGCATAATAAAATCACTCTCCTGATTTTCCATCACCGTCTCCTAATTAAACCACTCATCAGGGATCATCCCCTCTGCGTAGATGAAGTTATGTTTTTCTGCCCACTCTGCACAAGTCATCTTAGTTCCGTCTTTGCGTTTCTTTGCGCCTTGTACTGGGCTGTTGTTCCGTTGAAATAAGAACCGTATATCTAAGTCAGGGTGTTGTTCCTTTATGTTACGCATCTTACGTTGCGCTTCTGATCGGAAGTAACCCTTAACCTCAACATAAATATCTCCAATCTTTAGATCAGGTATATAATTTCTCTTTACCGTGAAGGGTAGCTTACAAGGTTCATACTCATAAGCTATCCCACGGTAGTCAAGGTCTGCTTGCACACGTTCCTCTAGGGTCGATCTAGAAGTCAGCGGCATCAGCAAAGACCTCGGTTGTTGATGAAGTTTCGGCATTAGCGGAGGGGGCTACGAAGCCGTCTTCTTCATCGAACACACTTGCGGCTGAGTTACCATACTCAACCAAATCTATTACCTGTACTGCCTTTAGTCGTAGAGACACACCTACCTTCTTGGTTGACTGCATCACGTAAGGGATAGGTTCAAACGCTACCTTTACCCTAGAGCCGTTACCAATCAGCGTGTCACCTGTGAGTGGTGTCTTCTTCGCATCAAGCACAACAGGCTCTTGCTCATACCAACCACCATCTCTCTTTTGGACTTTAGCTTTTAGTTTGAATTTAAACTCTACGTTACCTGTAGGGTCTCCCGTATCTCTGTCGTATACTACGGACATGACATCTTGTGTGGTCAGAGAGTTCTTAAGAGGTGGTTTCTCTTTAACTGCTTTCTTAAATGTCTCTTGAATTAGTTCCTCTAATTTCTCACACATTGGTGCGGCATCTGCTTCCGTCATTTGAAGGTTGATACTGTAATCACCTAGTGGATTAAACTTTGTATCAGGCTCAAATACTTTCGCCCATGCCGCTGTTCCTTCTAATACTAAAATGTTCTTCGCCATATATTTATTATCCTATTAAGTTAAAGTTTATTCGGGGATTGCTATAGGGGGTGGTTAGAGAATTAAGCAAAAAAGTAATCACTCTGTAGCACCTCCTCAATGTTTAATGTTCCCCTTGGTGGAGGTTCAGGTATTTCTGTACCCTCCGTTAACGTACTTACTGCGCTATCGTAGAGATTTTGCAGTACATCGTTATCTCTGTACATCTCAACAAACGCTTCTCTTAACTTATCATTAAGTTTCACCATGTTGGGACTGTGTGTGCCATAGCTGTCGTGTACCATAGCAAAGTCTGTTATGCCTTCCTTCAAACACTTATCGACTGTGAACGTCAAAGCCGCAGCATCTAAGCTATGTGTGAAGTTAGGACTAGCACCGCTAACACTCTTGCGTGAGTCTACTGTCTTCTCTAGTGGCTGTCTGTAGTTCAGCTTAACTGTAGAACCGCTTAAGTGTGTCCAGATGCGTAGCTTCTTGGTGTTGCTGTACGACTGTCTCACTAATAACCCTGTTGGTGTCTCCCACTCAAAGGGTCTGCCCTGCTTACTATACAACTTTGCAATGCTCTTGATGTAGTTCATTACTTTATGAGCCGAGACAATAACCTCGTTGATGGCTTTCCAGACAAACTTAGCCAAGTATGTAGCTGGTTGCCAGAAGTCATCACCCCAAGGGTTGTTGCCTTTACATTTTTCTTCTAGTGCTTCCAGTATGTAATCTCTACAACTGTGTTGTGTCCCTGAGTAGGGTACAATCATCACAGGTCTCTTACATATCTTTCTGCACACACCAATGTTTAGTAACTCACTGGCTAGTGTTGTACCTTCTTGCTGTAACAGTTCCGTTGTTCTCTTTGCTACATCCGTGTAAATGTCTTGAGGTGTGTCATGCGGTGTTAAGTTTACTGCCTTACCGCCCCCAAGGTCTCTAAGCATTGCTGAGAGGTGCTGTAAGCCGTTACACGAACCGTCACTAGCACAGGGTAGGTGAGTCTCGAAATGCTCTCCAAACTGTCTAGCGTTGCTGTACAATGCCCACTCGTAACACCATGCAAGTGCTTGCCAAGGTTTATCTGCTTCCTGCCACCATCTGTTAGTTAAGGGATCGTTATAAACATCGACAGCGTTATCTACGTTCATGTACGCCCACATCTCTCGATCTTCTAAACTTACCTTATCTACTCCAAATACATTAGCACCATGTATAGCCAACCACTTAGCTTCCTCATCGTTTGTGATAGTAGCTGGGTTAGCAAACTCTAAGAGTGCTTTACTGTAGTCTGCATTCTGTGGTGATAAGAAAGACTCTACAGGATACTTACGACCCCTGAAGTCTAACTGCCATACATACCACATCTTCTCTATGTCTTTATACTGTTCGGCAAGTTGAATAGTACGCTCTACCTGAATCCGTTTGGACATAGACTTATTGTTGTAGCTGTGTATCTTGTTACGCTCTGACTTGAACGCCTTAAAGACTGCTGTCTCCTCATCGTTAAGGTATTTAGGTTCTTTACTAAAAGGATACTTAGGTAATGCTAAGTTATCTCTTGGTGGTAAACCTTCCCATGATTGACCACTGTCCCAACATTGACGTAGGGTATCGACAACAAACTCATTGATACGCCAAGGTGTTCTCTGTAGTGCGTTGACACACTGGTACTCTAGAGACAGGTCACGGTCTTTCAGAGCATTAATGTAATCTTGTGCTGTCTGTCTCATGCGTGTACCCTCACAAATGGTAAGTTGTTTATGTGTTCAGAGTAGTAACCACCACCCCAGAATGAATCCCAATCCTTCGGCTCGATAATACAAGGACAATACCTTGGTAGTGCTACCTCGTTGGTCTCATTAAACGCTTTGATCCACTCCTCTGTCTCTTGCGTTGGTACTACATGGTAAATGGTTTTCCTTTTCTGTATCTTCTTCTCCAGTTTAACAATACCTGTAGCAGTGATAATTAGATCAACCAGTTTAATACCCACGTTAATACGTTCCTGACTTGTCCATGTAGGTAGGTCAACACCGTCACTATTAATCTTGTGGTCGAGACCATAACGCTTGTGTAAAAAACCTTTGTCTGATTTCTTGTTAGCTTCCTTAATCATGTTGGTAGCTACTTCCTTGTCTACCTGTAACCAGACATCTAATCTTTTCTGTGTTTCAAGTTGTATACCAATGGTTCGACAAACTTTTAATAACGTACCATTGTTTGCTAGGCTGTCGATCAAACATACTAAAGCTAGATAAGCTACCTTACCCGCATCCATACCCTTGAGTAAACTTTTGGATGTACTTCGGTTGTATCTTTTATCTACCTTACAGTGTTCTTCAATAGCCTCTTGTACAGGGTCAAGGATACCTTTGATAATGGTTCTACCATGCTTAGTCTTTGACCCTAATTCCTTTCCCAATAAATCCTGCAACTGCTTGTGGTAACGGTCAATCCCTGACTGCACCATCTGATACTCTAGGTCTATCTGTTCTTCCAATGTTGCCATAATGCCTCCTTTTGGGACACTTATTAGTTTTACTGTGGCTTTACTCATAACTACCTACGTTAGCGGAGCAAAGGATTATGTGGATTGTGGTATACATTACAATATATATTCTAATCTTGTTACGGTGGCGTGATAAGGTTTCATAGGCTTTTCAGTCCTCTGCTCTACCGACTGAGCTACCTAGGCACATAGGTTTTGAGCCGTTCTTGAAATGTTTAACACGCCACTTCGGACACTTTAGGACACTTAAGGACACAAGCTAATCTTCAAGTAAATTAGACCCACCAACCATAGTTGACGTATCCCATTTAGCATACTTAAGAGTGGTTGCAATATTTTTATGACCCATGTAACGCATGATGTTAGCTGTGTCCCAACCCTTCGCTGTTAGCCTTGTTGCTGTCGTATGTCTCCAAGTGTGCCAACACTTATTAGTAAGACCTAAACCATCTCTCACCCTGTCCCAAGCTAGTCTGTGCTTGTACAATGGATCGTTAAAAGTCTTACGTTTGCGTAGTACCTCCTCTACTCTTTTAGTTATAGGCATCAGTAGTGGTTCACCATTCTTTCTGTCTGGTATGTAAGCACCATACATCTGAGAACCATCAGGTCTAGTTTGTTGTAGCTTGATAAGATTATCTCCATCAATCTTCAACACCTCGCCTGCCCTCATACCTGTGTCTACTGCCACGATAGCGTAGTCACGTAGGTAATCTTCACCTAACCTCTCAAACTCGCTTAGAATGGCATTCTCTTCGTCCTTAGAGAAGTATTCAATACGCTCTCTTCCTTTCTCACTCTGGCGTTTAAACTTCGGTACTGTAGTTAGTGCGCCTTCATCCACTGCATTATCTAAACACTTTTTAAGACAAGATATGTGCCTGTTAACAGTAGATGGAGCGTATCCTTGGTTCTCTCGCATCCATCTGATCCAGTCAAACACTGTAGTAGTGCTGATCCTGTTGATGGGTGACTTCTCGCCCCAGTATTTACAGACAATGCTCTGAATAAACATAACCTGTCGCTCATTCTTTGTATTAGCCCAGTAGTTCTCATGGCAACGATCAAACGCATAGCGTAACGTCCACCCTGATGCCTTGCCAGTCTCTCTGTTAACTTCCATAGCTGTGGGCATATTCCCTTGGGCTATCTCCCTCTGCCACATTGCCTCCAATACAGTAGCATCTTCCTTAGTGGAGAGGGTACGCCTAAACTTTTTACCTTTATAGGTTACGTATGCTTCCCATCCGCTACCTCTTTGGTTAACACTCATACATATACCTCCAGTACAGCATTAATTACGAATCCGAAGGTAATACACACTGCTGAAAATGATAGTACCTCGATAAGTATTTTAGTCATAGCTTAATCCTCCTAGTCAATGCCTTACCCTTGGCAGTTAATTCGACAAACTTCTCAATACGTCTGTCTGGGTTTTCATAAAGTTTAATAAGATTATGCTTAGCCAGTGCGTATAAGTTTCTACTTGCACTAGCACTGGATGTCTCCATCAATTCAC